GGCTCTTAGGAGCCACTAGGAAAGAGTCTAAGAACTAAGAACCTAGTATAAGATTCTTAGCTTTTACAGCATGACCAATAACTGTTAGAAGATGCTTAGGTTCTTTTCTTAACCTTTTGATCCAGCAGTCAAGATATGAAGCATGAACATCATTATTAGAATCTATCTCTAATTCATTACAAATTAGAAAGGCTCCTAGCTCAGCAATTAATTCCTCGGTTGCGTATAAATCGCTTCCAAAGGTTGCTTTTTTGCTAGTAATACCTACTCTTGATAATCTGCCTTTCTTGTCTGCTCCACTTGAATGAACAGACTCATGAGCAACAACTGAGCAATGCAGAGAGTTAGAACTGAATCTCTCTCTGTTTGGTACTGTTATTGAATCAAAAGTAGGTGAGTAATAGGCTTCATTACCTGTCTCTGAAAAACTAATATTGTGAGTTTTCATGTACTGTCTTAATTGCTTGATAGCTTTATCTTCATTAACACTTACTGGATTCTGCATAACTGCAACGTCCTTGTTAAGTTCCTGAAGTCTGGCTTCGATTTTATCAGTCTTAGTGAAGCAATCAAGATTAAAGACTCTACAAGGTGTAAAAAGAGTGAAGCATGAAAACTCAGGGTTTCCAGCTGCATCTTTTATTTGTTGGCCGTCCATGTCTAACAATGGTTTTTTCATTGCTACTGGACGTAAGATAATAGAGCCTTTAGAACCTTTAATAATCTTAAGACCGTACTTTTTAGCCTGAGCAAATCCGCACCAATAAGGTGACTTATAGCCCCTTGTTAGTCTGGCAATTTCTAAGCATATAAGGTTTCCGTTTTGGTACTGTTCCCCAGTAACAAAGTTTGTATGCTGAGCCTCTTTAGTCCATGACCTACGAAAAGGATTAACACCTTTTTCCATTAGTTCAATTAAAGACTGAGCTAGTTCTTCATAACCTTTATTAGGGTCATACTGTTGTTTTTTAGATTGTCTAGTTGCTGTAGTAGTCATTGTTTGGTTGTTTGGTTGTACTGTTTTGATTAGTTCATTAATAGAACTATATATAACTATATATTGTGTTATTTAGAATTGCAAGTAATTAGTCAAAAGATTATTAATATTACCTTTCTTTGTACTTATCAAAGTAGTACAAAATTATATTACTGTTTGTTAAGTTTTCCTTGTGATCCCTTGGTATCATTGAACATAGTACAAATGTATTGGTTTATCTGGTCGCACGTTTTTTATTTTTGTACTACCTTTTAACTTTTCTTTTTAACTGGTATTTATTCTTTCCTTTTAACCTACTTATTGTTCTATTTAGAACCTATCCCATCGGTAATATAAAAATGAATACATGCAAATTAAAAAAATAAGACTAGAAACACTAAGAATAATATAAGATATATTATGAAACACTAGTTATATCAATGGTTTTGGTTGTTAGACTGTCTTTTTTTTATAATTTTTGACAGGGTACGGGTAAAAATTTATTTTCTATATACGTATAACCCCTTCAAATTTTTGTAGTAAAACTATTTGGTTAAGTAGGAAGGCAGGTAGGCAGAAGGATCTTTATAAATCCTTAGGATCCCCCTTAGTAGATACTTAGTGTA